CTACTGCTCTTGCGGAGGAGTGACCTGCGACGGCTCTAGTTCGCCGCCCCCTACGCCGTACCGCTTCTTCCGATGCTTAGGCACTGTGTAGTCGATCTTGGCCGACTTGTGCTCCTTGGCGTACTCGCGCAGCTCCGCCGCTCGTGCCAGGGGCGATATGGGCATGGGCGTCTGATCGATCTGGTACACGCGACCGGTCAGGTTGAGTTTGTCGTTCGAAGAGCCCATCATTCTACGGCGCACTATAAGGCCAAAGACGTTGCAAGTCAATGTATTTGCGTGTTTTCGCGTGACATTACCTGTCCCGTCAGGTTGTCCTTGGACGAACGGCGGCGTCGGTGACCATAAGCCCGCTAAGGTGCCTGTAACGAGTGAGCGGAGCCGAGCGACAGCAACGTCGGTGACCGCGTGTGGCGGGGTCGAGAAGGGGAGTGCACGGTGATTCAGCTCAGTTCGAAGGTCAAAGAGAAGAAGTCCGCCAAATGGCAGAGCGTCCTCGCGCCTGATCTCTACCAGGGCGAACTGATCTGGGCTTTCACTGGTGCGAGCCGCATGCGCCCGATCACCATGGGCATGGCGATCACGAACGCAAGGCTCATTGGGTTTAACGATACCGGCACGTCGACGGAGAAAAGGATTCTTGTCGAGGTGTTCGCCGACCAAATCCGCGATGTTCAGTTCACGACCAAGATGGGTACGACCTCGCTGCGCGTCAACACTGCCATCGAAGAGGTCAACTTCGGCGCGATCGACGCTTCAGAGGTGGACTTCGCACGTTATTACGTCGACTACCTGGCCAGTGCCGGCATCGCACCTGAGGTAACGGTGGGTATCAAGCAACGCAACGACGAACAGAACGAGCGGGACCAGGCGGCAAGCCAGCGGCTCAGAGACCGCGACAACGTGCAGGTGTTCGGGACAGCGATGAAGGACAAGTGGTGGGACAGCATCCATCGCCACTCGCACGATGGTGAGCTGCCGTGGTTTGTCATCAACTCGGGGATGGACGGCCTGTTGGCGGCGTTCGAGGACCGTCTACTGATCAGCAAGACGGGCGCGATGGCGAGTTGGATGGCTGGGTCGCTCGGGGGAGGGCGCGAGACCATCTTCCCCTACTCGGACATCACGAACATCGAGTACAACGGCGGCTTCATGAACGGCGTACTGGAGGTGCTGACTCCTAGCTACCAGGGCACCGCCAACCATGACTTCTGGAGGTCCAGCGGCAAATCCAGAAACAGTGCGTCTGATGACCCGCGCACTCTCTCGAACTGCCTGCCGCTACTCAAGTCCGTCTACCAGCAGGCTCAACCACGACTCAACGAACTCCATCGCAAGATGGCTGAGTCGAAACGCCCGCAGGTAATTGTTCAGCAGTCCGCGCCGGCGACCACCGCCGCAGAACCGGCCGGCATCGCCGCGCAGATCGAAAAGCTTGCCGACATGCATCAGCGCGGCTTACTCGACGATGACGAATTCAAGGCCGCGAAGCGCGGACTCATCGCGAAGCTCGGATGACTGTAGTCTCGATGAATCTATAACAGCTCATTAGTCTGGATTTATCGGTGCGTTTGTGCATAAATAAGTGCAGATGACGCAGTTCACGATCCACAACCTAAAGGGCACCGAAACGCTTGACTACCGCAAGATCAAGCCGCTTCAGGGCAACCTGAAGGATCTACGCAAGGTCAACTACGACAAGCTCAAGAACTCGTTGCTCGACAACGGTTTCACCTTCCCTGGACTCGTATGGAAAGACCCCCAGGGACAGTGCTGGGCGCTCGACATGCACCAGCGCCTCAGGGTGATGAACCGAGAAGACATGAACGACAACGGCAGCTATGAGATCCCGGTGGTCTACATACCGGCGCGGAACAAGCAGGAAGCAAAGAAGAAGATCCTGCTCGCAACCAGCCAGTACGGCACGATCACCCAAGAAGGCTTCGACGAGTTCACCGCGGACCTACCCGAGTTCGAGTACAAGGACACCAACTTCGACGCCCTGGCGTTCGGCACGAGCAACGAGGCCGCCAGCGACACGGACAGCACGCCGGCACCCCAGCCGACCATCACGGTGAAGTTCGACAGCATCGAGAACCTCGACGCGGCGCTCGACGACATCCGTGAGGTAGCGGAGCCCGCGGGCGGGAAAGTGGTGGTCAATGGGTAACAACACCTCGGGCAACGGGACGACTCAGTCAACTGCGGTCTCATCTGATTCAGGCGCTCAGCAGGCTAAAAAGCCGAATGTCAAGACTGATCCGATGGTTGGCAAGGCGACACAGTTCAAGCCTGGTCAGAGCGGCAACCCTGCCGGCAAGAAGCCGGGAACGCGCAACTTCAAGACCATCGTCCGTGAGCTGCTTGAAGACGGCGGTATCGACTGGAACAAGGTTCCTGTCAAGAACGCCAAGGAACTCGAGAAGAGGTTCGGCAAGCGGGGTGGTGAAGCGTTGACCTACGTCATGTACGCCAAGGGCGTGGCTGGTGACGTTCCGGCCTCGAAGCTCGTGCACGACTGGGCGTATGGCAAGAGCGTCGACATTACGAGCGGCGGTCAATCTCTGATGCCCATTGCGCTCGATGCCGCCGTTCTAGCGAGGATGCAGCAGGGTGGCGCAGCTCCACACGGCACAACGACAGATAGCGAGCAGTAGCGCCCGTTTCAAAGTGCTGCGGTGTGGACGACGGTTCGGCAAGACCACCTACGCAGCCGAGGAGATGAAGGGTGCGTGTCTGTTCGAACCCGGGCCCGTTGCTTATTTCGCAACAACTAGGGACCAGGCGCGCGACATCATGTGGGCCGACTTGCTGAAGGAGTGCCTCGGCACCGCGAACTACGTGGCGCACAATGAGCAACGACTCGAAGTGACCTTGCGCCGGCCAGATGGCACGACGAATCACATCCGCCTGTTTGGCTGGGAGAACATCGAGACCGCCCGTGGCAAGAAGTACAGCCTGGTGGTGCTCGACGAGCTCGACTCGATGCGTGCCTTCGAGAAGCAGTGGCGTGAGATCCTCCGCGCGACACTAGCGGACTACCGCGGCCGCGCGCTGTTCATGGGCACGCCCAAGGGGTACAAGTCGCTCTATCGGCTGGAGAAGCTGTCGAAGACGAACACCAACTACGCGGTGTTCCACTTCACCAGCTTCGACAACCCGTTCATTGACCCGGACGAGATCGAAGAGATGCGCGGCGAGATGTCGCCATCGCAGTTCGCGCAGGAGGTGCTGGCCGAGTACCACAAGATGGAAGGGCTGATCTACGAGGAGTTCGACCGCGACAAGCACATGGTGGCGTGTCCATTTGTCCCTGTCCGGTGGGGGTTGTCCATCGACTTCGGCTACAACCACCCGCTGTCCGCCGGCATCTTCGCCATCGGTGCAGACAACAGCATTCATCTCGATCGGATGTTGTACGAGCGCAAGTTGAGCAACGAGCGGCGCAACGAAAAGATCCGCGACCTGATCGGGGATACACGGCTCGACGTACAGGTCGGCGACTCCGAAGACCCGCTGGCGATCGACACGCTCAACACCGCCCTCGGGCTCAAGATCCAGCCCGTGGTGAAGGGCTCGGGGTCAGTGCTGGAAGGTCTGAACAAGTGCATCTCGCAGCTGCACCAGGGCCGTTTGACCATGGATCCCAGTTGCGAGGATTTGGCGTGGGAGAAGGAGAACTACAGCTGGAAGCTCGACAAAAACGATCAGCCACTCGACGAGCCGGTCAAGGAAGACGACGACGCCTGCGACATGGAGCGGTATGCGGTGATGACGATCCTGGGACGCCACAAGTCAGGGTTCAGGGTGAGGACGGCGTAGCGAGCCAATAAGCTGTTGCAATGGCTGAGTACGCAGTTCGATTGGTTGATGATAATGGGCGCGAACGGATTTCGGAGAGTGTAGAGCGACCACCGAACGCTGAGAAGCTTATGAACGATATGGCTACTCAAGGCTGGCGGGTGATGGCTGTTACTCCGGGAAGCATGGCTGCCACGCCCTGCGCCCTCTACATCACCTTCGAACGAGGCCGGATATGACGCAGTTGTGATAATCCTTCGGTGCCTCAGTTGTCGGGCTTGGTCTGGCCGCTCTTCTTGGCGCAGTCGGGGCATAGGGTCGCGCTCCACGTGCCAGTGTGGCTCGTGCCGCACTGGCTGCAGGTGAGCGACTTGGACTTGGCCATGATGATCCCCGATCGTTTGGACCCTGCGGATGCGCGGGTTAAGTCAACCGTATGGCGGGCCGCGCATGGGTGGGTGCCGATCGATCGGGGGACAGCCGCAGGGATCGTTAGCCAACGAACTAGCTGCCGCTCAAACTGATCGCACCTGGTGGTGGAAAGGACGGGCCGCGGTAACCTGGAGGCTCTGGTCACCGTGGGAGGCTGTGTTGGCAGAGTGGGAAGCGGTGTTGTTCGCCGTCGAACGCACGATGCTGGCCCCTGGGATAGATAGCTTCTTGACCACCGTCGTTGGGTATGACTGGATAGACCTGCTCGCGGACTTGGATCGCAAGGCCGCAGAGCGTCGACTTGCAACGAGACCCAGCAATAACAGTCGCCAGTACAACCGACGCGACGTGCAGGACGGATTGCGGCTTCTCACGCACGATCGATTACCTGCGTCGGCGCGTAACGCACTGCGTAAGGCATTACCGTCTAAGGCTCAGGGATTGGCATTCGAACTGCGAGCTTATCGAAACGATCTCCACCACAATAATGAGCTGCCGCTTGAAGAGATATATCGAGCACTAGACACGAGCGAGCGCCTTCTACTTGCTATGAACCAGGATGGTTTCGCGCTCAAGGTGAAGGCGCATAGGCTGGCGCTAATTCAGGAATTCTTAGACACGAAGACGTCAAAGAATGAAGCGGCAGAGGAACATACGCAAACGCCGCCGGCGCAACCGGGCATTCAATTGCGCGAAACCTCAACAGAGCCCGAACATCAGGGGCGATCACGGATCCACGAACTCGCAAAATCTTTCGGGGTTACATCCAAGGTGCTTCTGGACCAATTTGCAATTGAGGGAATGTTCGTCAAGTCGGCGACTTCGACAGTGTCTGCCGCTGATGCCCGACACATAGCGGCGAGGTATTACCCAGACAAACCCGTGCAATGACGATTTTTCCTGTAGAGATCTGGGGCACCGTCGCAGCATGGATCAGCGCCGTCGGAACCACGGGGTCGGTAGCGGCGGCGGCGGGGTACTACATCTACGACAAGCGGATTGAAGCGAAGTCGCAGGCACGGCACATCCGCATTCGACTTGAGAAGCGGGACACGGGCTTCGCCGTGGCGGTCTGGAACTACTCGGACAAGGCAATTTACGATCTTTACGCCGAATCTCAGGCGAAGACGCTTGAAGAAGTCGTTGTATTTGGCGAAATTATTAGATTTGACCTTGAAAACAGGAAAATTAAGCGACTCGGCCCCGATCAATACGATGAGATTGCGGAGAGTCTAAAGCATCTGCCGTTTTTGGGTCGAATGGATATGGAAGGCCGTGATAATAGTATCGGACCGGGTGAGAAAGCGGAATTTCTGTACACCGTTGAAATGAGCGGCGCGGCGCGGTATTACGTGGGCTTCCGTGACTCAAATGCTAGGGCATGGCGATTAGAATATTCGGAGGCAATGGGTCACACCAGGTCGCATCTTTCTAAGGATAAGTTAATTACTTATGAACATCCCACTAATATGGCCTTGCGGTTACACCCACGCAAATATAAGAAGCATCGCGACCGTCGCAAATCGGTTCGCAAGTGGGTCAAAGAACAACAAAAGTAGCGTTTCGATTATCGGTAGTCGATGATATATTCAAGCTAGATATGACAGCTGGCATTTACAACCTCACGATCGAACAGGGCACCACGGCGCGGTTCAAGTTTCGCTGGACCGATGACGGAAACCAGCCCGTCGATCTGACCGGTGCGACCTGCCGGATGCAGTTGCGGCGTTCTAAGTCCCTCACCTCGGCACTGTTGAGCGACGTAACTCAGTACCTGACTGCGGTTCCGCTGGACGGCTCGGTCTACCTGGAGATCCCGGACACTGTCACCCTCAACTACACGTTCAGCTCGGCACACTACAGCCTGCGTGTCGACCGCCCCGGCGACAAGAAGCGCCTGATCGAGGGAGTGGTGGTGATCTCTGCGGAGACCACCGCATGAGTGAGCACGTCACCGTCACCCAGTCGTCGGACAAGGTCGTCGTCACCGAGGAAGGCAACGTCACCGTCGTCACGGTCAGCGCCGGCTCGGCACTCGTTCCTGATGCCAGCACCACGGTGAAAGGCAAGATCAAGCTCGCCGGCGATCTCGGCGGCACGGCTGACGCCCCAACCGTTCCCGGACTCGCGGCCAAGGCGAGCAAGACGTACGTCGATACCCAAGACACTTCAGTGGCGACGGCCGCGGCAGCAGCACTCGCGGCGCATACCTCCCGCACGGACAATCCGCATGCGGTCACCAAGTCGCAGGTCGGCCTTGGCAGTGTCGATAACACCAGCGACGCGAGCAAGCCCGTCAGCACCGCCACACAGACCGCCCTCGCAACCAAAGTCGACGTCGTTGCCGGCAAAGGCCTCTCTACCAACGACTACACGACGGCCGAGCAGTCCAAGCTCGCCGGCATAGCGCCTGGAGCTACGCAGAACGCGTCTGACGCGGCATTGCGGGACAGGTCGACTCACACAGGCTCTCAAGCCATATCGACCGTCACGGGGCTTCAGACGGCGTTGGACGGCAAGCAAGCCGCGCTGGGCTTCGCACCCGAGAACCCGGCGAACAAGGGCGCTGCCGGTGGCTACGCAGCGTTGGACGCCACCGGCAAAGTCCCCGCGGGCCAACTCCCGAGTTACGTCGACGACGTGCTGGAGTACGCCAATCTCGCGGCCATGCCAGCAACGGGGGAGACCGGCAAGATCTACATCGCGCTCGACACGAACTTCGAGTACCGCTGGTCAGGTACGGCCTACATCCGACTGGTCGCGAGTCCCGGTTCGACCGACGCCCTGGCCGAGGGCACGACCAACCTCTACTTCACCAGCGCCCGCGCCAGTGCCGCCGCACCGGTTCAAAGCGTGGCGGGCAAGACGGGCACGGTGACGCTCGGCAAGAGCGACGTCGGGCTAGCCAGTGTCGACAACACCTCCGACCTCTCCAAGCCCATCAGCACGGCAACACAGGGGGCGCTCGACACGAAGGTGCAGCTCGGGGGAGATCTGGGCGGGACAATCACTGTGCCGTCAGTCAGGAACGTGGCGAAGGTCAACAACGTCATCGATTTCGGGGCAGTAGGTAACGCCAAGAAGTACACCGACGGAGCCATCACTGCGGGGTCGAGCACATTCACCTCCAGTAGCGCCGGCTTCACCGGTGCCGACATCGGCAAGGTCATCATCGTGCTGAACGCTGGAGTAGCCGATCCGTCCACGCCGTGGAACTACGGACTGACGGCGACGATCAGCACAGTAACCAACGCCACGACCGTCACGCTCTCGACGGCGGCAACAGCCTCGGTGAGTGGTGCCACGTTCCACTACGGAACCGACGATTCGACCGCGTTCAATGCGGCCTTGGCGTCGACGGCGTCGAGCAAGGTTCACATTCCCGCGCGCAGATACATCTTCGGTAGCAACCTGACGCCAGCGTCGAACACGCTCATCGAGGGTGCCGGGTACAACAGCTTGCTCATCTTCGGTTCGGGCAAGGGCTTTGCCATGGACAGCAAGAGCAACGTGCAGTTCTCGAACTTCCGTACCGACTCATCGAGCCACAACTACAACGACTTCCTGTTCGACATCTACCGCTGCAACAGCGTCACCGTCCGCGACTGCTACCTCACCAACATTGGTGGCTTCGGCATCTTCACTCACACGTACAACACGACGTCGTCGGGCTTCTGGTATTTCAACAACCTGATCGACGGGCTGGGCGGCAATGACCTCATCGGCGGAGGCACGAACGACTCAGGGGCGTCATCCGTGCTCAAAGACATGCACATCTACGGCAACACCATCACCCAGGACGCCGCCAGCGGCCATCAGTACAGCGCGGCTATCGACATCGTCGGTATCTACCGGGTGACGTACTCGGACAACAACACCGAGGGCGACATCTTCTTCGGGTTCGAGCAATGGCCGAATGCCCTTTCGAAGATCGTCAACAACACGGTCAAGAACGCCAAGAACAAGACGTGGGGCACGATCACGATCAACGGGAACTCATCATCGACTGCCAGCGAGGGCTCCGACCTCATCGCGGGCAACGTCACTGAGAACTCGCGCATATATGTCAACGGGCCGTCCGGTTCGATACGAACCTACCGAATCGCCATCAACGACAACATCGTCAACGCCCAGAGCACTCCTTCGGCTGCAATCACCGCCAAGTACTGCTCGCTCGGGTCGATCATGGGTAACGTCACCCGCTACTCCGGTGTCGGAATCCTGCTCGACAACACGGATCACTTCAACGTCGTCGGTAACAACATGATGGATCACGTCACCTACGGGATCCAGGAGCAAACCGGCAACAGTAATGTGGTGTCGCTCAACCAATTCCTGACGTCGTCGGTACCGACACCAATCAGCAGCGTATCGAGCTCCACGATCGTCAAGAACAACCATGGCCTCAACCCTGAACTGCTGAACGCCATCGGCAGCGTGTCGACGTCGACGACCGTCAACCGCAATGCCGGCCGCACGCAGTCCATCACCCTCACAGGCAACGCGACCATCACGTTCGCCAGTTGCCTCATACCGGGTGAGACGCTGACGCTGCAATACACGCAGGACGCGACTGGCAGCCGGGTGCCGACCTTCTCATCGAACGTGAAGCACGCCAAGAACTCGTTAGTGCTCTCTACGACAGCCGGCGCTATCGACTTCGTCGACTACATGTGGGACGGCACGTACTGGCGCGAGACGGGTCGCGCCCTGTCGTACGCAGAGACCGCCCCACCTTCGGGCACTGCTGGCGGCGACCTATCTGGTAGTTACCCGAACCCAACCGTCCCTGGACTCGCGGGCAAAGAGCCGACCGTAACGGCTGGCACGACCAGCCAGTACTACCGGGGTGACAAGACCTGGCAGACGATGGATAAGACGGCCGTGGGGCTCGCGAACGTCGACAACACCAGCGACGCGACGAAGAACAGCGCTGTTGCCACGTTGACCAACAAGACACTCGGTAGCACAACGTTGTCCGACGGGGCAACCGTCACACTCGGAACGACGACAGGTACTCAAATAGCAACGGCGACGACCCAGAAGCTGGGCTTCTTCGGTGCCACTCCTACAGCTCAACCATCGGCCAGTACTGATCTGGGTGTTGCCCTGGCCGCCCTCGGCCTTCGCGCCAGTGGGTCATACACCATCTCGACGGGCGGCACGGCGTCGTTCACTGGGCTGCTGAACGGTGGCAACTACCAGTCCGGGATCAACACGATTACGGGCGCGACGACGCTTGGGCTGACCTACGGCGGCGAGACGAACTACTGCAACGCGTCATCGGGCGCATTCACCGTGACGCTGCCAGGGACAACTACTCCTGGGTACCGATTCACGATCAAGAAGATCGACTCATCGGCCAACGCCGTGACCATTGCCGGCACCATCGACGGGGCGACGAACTATGTGCTCGCTACCCAGTACGACTCGGTCACGTTGGTCAGCACCGCGACGAGCGGCACGTGGTACACGCTGCGCGCGCCAGTGTCGGGCCTGGTTCCGATCGCCAACGGCGGTACCGGGTCGAGCACCCAGAACTTCGTCGACCTGACGACCGCCCAGACAGTAGCGGGCAGCAAGACGTTTACGAGTGAGCTGAAGGCCAACGCCGCGATCACCCTGGCGAACAACCAGGTCATTCAGTCGTCAAACGCGGCGGGCAGTTTTGTGTCCCTGTTCCGAATCAATACCGGAACAACACCCGACATTCACCTAATGCCTGACCTGACGACCTCAAACTTCTCGACGGTCTACTTCGGCTACAACTCCGGCCTCAAGTTCCAGTGGGGTGGTGGCACGACAAAGATCGACTCCGTCGTGTTTGACACCGCCAACGGCACGACGATCAACGTTGCTGGCAGCACCAAGGTGAGGGTGAACTCGGTTGGTCTGTATGCGGGAGGGAATGTCGCGGCCACCTCGACTCTGCAATCCGGCGGTTCTTTCGCCACCGCCTTCACCGCCAAGACCGCTGCCTACACCCTCACCGCGACCGACTCAGTCGTCTCGGGTGACACCACCTCGGCAGCCTTCAACCTGACGCTCCCGGACGCCTCGACCTGCACCGGCCGCCAGTACACCCTCAAGCGCATAAGCGCCGGCTCGAACAACCTGACCGTAGCCACGAGTTCCTCGCAGACGATCGACGGGGCTTCGACGTATGTGCTGAATGCGCAGTGGAAGTTCGTGGTGGTGGTGAGTACGGGGAGCGGGTGGTTGGTTGTGGGGGGTAATTAAGCTACTCCAAGCAATTTCCCGTGATACCCGCTACGGGTGTCCAATGCCGACGCACAGTCTTACTCTTGTATAGTTGCCTTATCAAGATTCGCTGGATCGAACCATCCCGGCCGATCTTTCTCGATTGTCTGAGTCTGACGCCACTCACCAGATTTTCTGTCGCGAGTCTCGTCATATTGGTAGACTTGAATTGTGTTGCCACCGTGGAAAATCCCAGTGGTAGCAATTAGTACCGTCGGGCGGTCATCTGAGTCTATTGTCAGGCCGTTGTTCTCATAGTGACCATTGTCGAACCGCTTGGACGACACAACTACTTCTGGATCGGATTGCACTTTCCCTTTGCTGATGTCAGCGCTCATCGCGCTATACAGCTCAGTTTCGGGCTGAATCGCCAAGCCGATGTCGCTTAGCGCCTGTCCCTTGTCTGAGTTCGTTTGTAGCCATACGCCCTGAGCAAAGTTTCGATCAATGATCTGCTGCGGTGTCATATTGACTGAGGAGTTAGTTATTGGCGCAGTTTTGATATTGTAATCTCCCCATCCCAGTTGTACGAGCTTCGCGTCAATTTGCGCTGGCAGGCTTCCTTTTGCGGCGTCAAACCGACGTTGTGCATTGACCGCTCCTGCACTCAATGTGATAGTTGGCGACGATGACTGGGCGATGCCCGTCGAAGACAGGCCCAACGCCGCGTTACCCGCATCCTCGGCCTTGTCGGCGTCATCGAACTGCTTGCTCATAGACCAGGCCCCATACGCCGCGCCCAGGACTACGACCACAGCGACGATGACGATGGCTAGGCGGTTGCGACTGCTCTTGGGCTGCGATGACTGAGCCGGGTTGGCTACCGGTCCACCCGACTCATTGAGGCTCTCTTGCAATGGGTTGCTCCATTCCGGGTGCGCCCTGAATAAGGGCAGCGGTCATCCACAAAGGTGATGGATGAAGCGTGCCCGGGAGAGACCGGGATGCGGAAGCAGCTGTTCGGACTACATGGTTGGCCACCAAAGACGTCCATAGTGGCGCATTTGTAATTGTTGTTAACCTCGACCCCATGACAGTCCCACCAAATCTATTCCCAGATGGCGTAGTACCCGGACGTGACTGGGTGCTCGACCAGGCCATCAAGTTCGACCCGGCGCTTATCGCCGCCAGGCTGCCCAGTACCGATCTGCTCCCCGTGGAATTTGATGATCTGCCGCAACAGGGGAAGTACCGGGTTATCGCCCGGCGTGACGTATTCAGAATCGCCGAGCAGCGCCACGTGTCGGATGATCCGCTCGCTGCCGCCCAGTTGCACGTCGCCGCGTGTGCATGGGGAGCCGGAACCGGCGGTCAGAATGTCGCACGGGCACTAAAGCCATTCCATGACCCGGAAGCTGAGGCGAAGCTGGCGAAGGCACTCCAGGTTCTGCGAGGCGAAGGTCCGGTAAGTGCTTACCGAGCGCTGCAGGGCCGCTTGAAGATCAGTGGCCTCAACTCGGGGTACTTCACCAAGTTCCTCTACTTCGGCGGTTACGGATCAAAGCCCCAGCTCGGGGAGCCGCTGATCTACGACAGCAACGTGGTTGACACGCTCAACTACCTCAAGGTCGGGGAGTGGGTCGAACGCGGCCCGGCCGACATGTACGGGCGCTACCTGGATCTGGCGAACGACTGGGCCGCGGAGCTGGGTACGTCGCCGGACGTTGTGGAGCGACGGCTGTTTGGTAGATAGAGATTGAGTGCCGACACCCGCTTACGGCTAATCAATCTTCAGGTCGGCCAACTTCTCGATGTAGTACGGCTGGGACGGGGCCATGTAGTCACGTTGTTGATTAGGATCAACCACCTGTACCAGAACATACATGTTGTTCTGGGGATTTGTCCCTCGCTGCTTTTGGAACGTGTACTGAACAATGTCTGCAGTGATTGGGTTGCGCGCAGTTAAGATGATTGTTTTCTCGCCGCTCGGTTCTACCGACTGGAATTGCGTGTGCTGAAATATTACCGAGTGGTCGACGACCTCGTACTTGCCTTCGTTTTCCCGTTGAGACTGGCTGATCTGTTGCGCGATGAAGTCCGAGAAGGCTAAGTGGCTGGGGTTTCTCACATCGTTGGCGTAGGGCGGGGAGTCTGCAGTGCGCTTGTCAACTGCGGCATCTAGAAGTTTTACCCCCTCGGCATAATTTGTTTCTCCATAGGACATGATTGTTTGGAGATTGATTTGCCACTGTTCCAGCACGTGTTTGGCCAGGTCGTCTGCATTGTCGCTGTCGGACGGTTCGCGGACCAGGTAGTCCGCGCCGAACAGTTGCTCGGCACTCGAGCTTTCTCCGCTATTGAACATAGGCACGGCGTACTCCACCGCTTGTTCGCGGCTCGCGAATGATGAACTGCTGCTGGTCGGAGCACTACCGCTAGTCGACTCACTAGGCGAGTCGTCGCTCACAGAGTCGGGCGCGCTCGTAGTCGTCGCAACTGCATCGTTAATGCTGCTTACCGCACTGCTAAACGCCATCACGGACGCGATGATGGCGATCAGTGCAATCGCGGTGAACGCGTATCCGATGATCAAGCCGGCCAATGCGAGTCCGCGGCCGCTCTCATTGCGCTTCTTGATCTGAGACAGCGAGATGTGTCCGAGGATGATGCCGACCGGCGAGATGACCAGACCGCATATGAGCGCTGCAACTGCGAGGTCGTTGGTCTTGCCGGGTGCCGTAGGCGTTACCGCGGTAGCTGCTGGCTCGGGTGACTGATTCGGCTCTGACTTCGTGCCTTCGGCCGGCGTCTCATCGACCCATAACCGCCATCCCTTGGGTGGATCCGGCCATGACGGGTCAGGTACCCAGTTCGGTGGCGGAGTCCAACCGTCGACGGGTTTGGGCCAGTTCGGCGGAGGATTGAAGCGTGCGGTGCCCGTCATTCGCTGCCGTTGCCCTACTGCCACATGTCCGGGTGCGGAGCCTGGTCGTCGTACGTCTTGGGCTCGTGGCGCGGGGGACTCGGGTATTGCGATTGGGCGTTGCTCGCGAAGCCGGTGGCCGGTGCTTGCTGCGGGTAACCGACCGAGGGGTAACCGGTCGTCGGCTGAGGTGACTGCGCCGGGTAGCCCGCGGCGGGCGTGGCATTCGTGGGGTATCCAACCGACGGAGCCTGCTGCGTCGGGTATCCGACGTTCGGCTGTTGCGGAGCGGGTTCGAGGGCGGCAGGTGCTCCGGGCGCAGCCGGCGCGCTCGACAGGTTCTTCATGGCGCGGCTCATCTTCACGGTGAGCGTGAACGCGATCGCCGCTACTGCGGCGTTGACGACCATGAGCGTGCCGTAGGTGCCGGCTCCGGGCAGGTGTACCGATGTGCCGGCGAAGAGGTTGTTCGCGGTGTTCAGCGTCGATAGTGCGATGACGTTGCCGATCGTGCTGAGCACTGCCAACACTCCTGCGACCAGTGCAATGCCCCAGGTGGCCATGTTGTGCGCGAGCTTGGTGCCGATGGCGACGAAGAGGTAGGCGATGGCGATCCACATGGCCCAGACGAACAGGGTGGAGACGACGCGGGCGGCTGCCGAGTCGTAGAACACGCCGGTCAGGATCATGGAGAGCACGACGCCGCCGGCATAGATGCCGATGACCCATGGCACGTCGTTCTTGCGTCCCTGCTGCACGATCGGCACGGTCTTGAGCAGTTCACCGCGTGCGCCAGCGGCCATGCGTTGTTCGACGGGCTGTGAGAATGGGCCACCGGACATTATTCCTCCACGAGTTTCTGTAACGCTCAGGAACAAATATTCACACGCGAAATTCGAAACTCTCCAATCGCGCCCGAAAAAGCACCCGTTTGGACTACACGACGCGTCGTGTAGTAATTGGAAGGTAAATTCAAGTTACTGATCCATGCGAACGAATGACTGCCGGCGATGGTCGGAACCGCAAGGCACGCAGGGCCGTCGGATCGCCATGACAGAGACCGAAGCCATGCCTGACCACGTCCATCGCGCGCTGCTCATGACGCTGGCGCTGCAGCGATGGGGGCTGGGTGGGGTGCGATGGCCATGCTTGGACCAGCCGAGTTGCCAACACCGACACGTACAGATCGACATCGCCTGGGTGCGCCACAGTTGCGCCGCGATCTGCACGGACAATAATCGCTTCATGCGATCCCCTCGCTCCATACTCGGCAACATGCTTGCTTCACCAGCTCGCCTCGAGTTCGAACGTGAGTTTCATAATCGAGACATTGATTTAGTTGTGCTGATAGCTGGGACCCTCGCGGTCTTCATGTCGGCGGTTTCGATTGGACTCGGCCTCGTATACGACGCTCAGGACTTTGTAGTCGGCATCCTTTCTACGCTCGCTCTCATCGGACCAGGGATCGTTGTTCCCACGCTAGTGCTACGGCGTGTTAAAGACAACGTTCGCGACTACCATGTTACCTACAATTTGAGATTTTTGCTCATCGAGATTATCAATACACAGAGCGTTCTGATATTGGCGTTTGACAGGCTAGGCATTCCGCGGGGGTCAAGACTTCAAGAAGCTGTCACGATGAATCAAGTTCTTGCAAGCGGCGGCATTGGCGGAACGGATATGAGGCCAATTGTTCTCCATTTGTACAAATTGTTAAGCGAGGCCATTTCCGCGTTGAACGACTTCGTGGAGGAAACAGTGAGCTCGGAGAACATCGAGCACTCGCGCGCGTTCAATCCCGCAGGTGACCTCGTAATCTACGATCCTGGAAATCTTCTAATGCGAGTGAAAGCTATCAACGAGGACATTCGATGCGACGCCGCAATGTGGAACTGCTACACAGCGCAAGCTTATGCTGAAAGCATAGGTTTAGATTTCTACTTTGTAAAAGTGGGCGATGGCGAAAATGCAAGGAATAAGGTAAAAGTCTACGTCGGAGCCAAGAACATCTCAGCAATGATGGGGTACGCACAACGGTGGCCGGAGTTCGATATACGAGTATCGTCTGTCGAGTACGCTCGTCTTTTGAAGGATACAGTCGCGTATGTTAACACAATTTTGCGCGGCGTAATGATGCGAGCTCCTCACTTGACGGGCGAAGCGCCAGATGAGGAAGGCTCTTCCTGACGCGAATTCAGGTACAACAACCTGTTGTTTCGTGCTTTATTACACGCAGGATGAACTACATCACTTCCGCCCACCAAGCCGAGCTTAACGCCGCCGCCAAGATGCGCGAGTGGGGGTTCATTGACGCGACTGCCACGACAGGCGGATCCGATGGCGGTATCGACGTGCGGTCGCGCAAGGCGCTGGCGCAGGTGAAGTGGCGCGGGGGAGTCGCCGGCAGACCCGATCTCCAGCTTCTTGTGGGTGCTCGCGGTACTGACACTGACAAGCAACTCATGTTCTTCGCTGCCAGCGGTTACAGCAAGCAGGCGGTGGAGTACGCCAAGTCGATGGGCATCGCGCTGTACACGTACGACCCCACTGGAGCCGTCCAGGCGGTGTCCGGCAGTGCGACGCGACCAACGAGCTGGTCTGTGCCGTGGAGACCCTCAGAGCGGCTGCAAACGGGTCTGCTGCTCATCGTCGGACTGCTGGCGGCGCTGGTATTGATGTCGCTCGTTTGGACTACGAACGGGTAGTGGGACGGACAACGTCTGAAGTATGTCGGTGTCTGACGGCAGGATCTAGCGCATGAACTTGCAAGACCTGATGGGCAGCTCGAACAACAACGAACCGCGAATTGTCCAAAGCCGAGATGTTCCGTCAATCGAGGCGGTCGACCAACGCCAGCGTCGTGAGTTGCTTGCTAAAGTCAATACGGCTGCTTCCCTGGTCAAGGTCTCCCGCCTTCTGGCGAAGCTAGACCTCTCTGTGATCTCGCATACCTACGCAGACGTTGAGCGTGCTTTCGCGGCGACCGTCAGCGCCGAGGTGCGATCCGAGACTGAGCCACTCATTACAGCCGGTAACGCGCTACTCCATCCGGTGTCGTTACTCGGGGCCATCAAGGAGGTGATCGCGTTCGGCGGATCCGAGGATGCGCCAACGATCACTGACGAGCAATTGCTGCAGCTCTTGCTCTCGGTGGCGGACGAGAACGAAGTGGCGTCTACACCACCAACGGGTGTGGATCGAGATGAGCAGGTGCGCTTCATCACTCTGTCGCACATGGCCCAACACTCAATGGTGTCAGGTGACCCAATCGAGTTTGCCGCCACCATTGCATGTGAGACCTGGCTCGCGGGCTGGTCCGAGCAAACGAGCAAGAAAGTGCGGGGCAGCTTAGAAGTTGACCCGGCAGCGCAGTGGGAGGCGATCACGGGCGTATCTCTCGATGACTATTTCGCACTGGGCTATGTCTTTTACAATCTGTGGCGTCGCGAGGGATTTAAGACGTTACATCCCGACTTCCTGCTAGATCGGGGTATTCCGTCTGCGGTTGTCGAGTTCCTGATTGAACGTTGCAGCCTGTCACTGTCCGAGATACGCGATCTCCTGCTCGACCAGGACGGAGACGAGGCAACCACTCCGTGGACGAGATACAAGCTCCAGCAGTGCCCCTTCGTGCGCTTGGAAGACGACACGCTCGTCCCCGTCAGATTCCAGTTTGTGGTTCAGCGCATCTTTGGCGACCACTTGTTTATGGAGTCCCACGACATGCTGAAACAGACGGACCCGAAGAAGGCGGACTATTACGCGAGCGCGATGCGCGACATCTTTGAGCAGAGGGTTGGCGAGGTACTGCAACGGATCTGTGAAGCGGACAACACCGGCGAGACCGTGCTAGTCACCGAGCAACAGATGAAGCGTGCATGGGGTAAAAGTAAAGGCCGACCTCCAAGCGTGTGTGACTTCGTTCTCTTTCGCGGTAACACCTGTGTCCTGGTAGATGCCAACATGCGATATCTCCCACAAGAGTTCGCCGAAGGAACCGCCAATTATCACGACTTCGAGAAGCAGATCGAAGAGCGATACACCAAAACTAAGTTTGGGCAGTTGCTAAGCACCGTCGATCTGCTGCTCAAGCACGGGTGGAACCGGACGGGTGCTCGCGTCACGAACCGAACACGGTTCGTTCCCTTTGTCGTGGCCCCGGACGCGGGCCTGCCAACCGATATGACCGTTGACTCGGCCATGTTCGTCAGAGCTTTCGAGCTGGTTAAAAGGTTCAACGTCAACCCGAGCTACTACCGGGTGTTCGTGCCGGGGGTACTGAGCTGGCGCAATCTGGCGATGCTTGAGGGTTACGCAGAGAAAAGTGGAAACATATTCCCGCTGTTACATAGGTGGCGTAACATCTTGCCAGTTGGCCAGCGGCTTCCGGTGCCGCTGCAGGAGTACATTGAAACGAACTATCCTGGGTCGACCGCCATGAGCCAGTATTTTCATCGCGTGGGATGGGACTTCTTCGAATACTTGATGAATTGCGCGTCGCAACTTCAGATCGAAGCTATGCCTGAGTCGCTACGCGAGGATGCGCGCCGACATGCGGAGGAGATGCGCGCTGCACGTCCGACGTTTGACAACCGCTTTGAGTCGCAGTTTCAAGACTGGCACGACCGATATAACGATCCGCTAGAATAATTAGGTATAAACAGCTACGTATATAATCACCCAGGTGCTATATTAAAGCCATATATGGCACAACCGCGGCAATCATTCCGAGTTAGTCTCGCAAACACTTTCTTCAAGCTCGGGAAGAGCCTCGTGCCAGCGCTGAACCCGACCGGTGGCCTGATGTTCCCCGGATCGGGTGGCCCACTCAAGCGCTACGACACCAAGGCCGAGCAGATCACGGCGTTGACCGGCTGGGTCTACACCGCCAACGGTGCCATCGCCGATCCGTGCGCGGCCGTTGAGCTCAAACTGTTTCGCAAGAAGAAGGACGGCACCAAAGTCGAGGTGGCGTTCGGTGACCCGGCCATGGAGATCATGGACCTGCTCAACAGTCCCAATGCGCTTCACACCGGCGAACAGCTGCGGCAGCTGCACTTCACCTACATGAATATCGTGGGGGAGAGCTACGTCTACATGCGCGGCTTGGACGGCAACCCGTTCATTCCGAGCAAGGGCAAACTGCCAGCAGCGCTCGACATCTTCCCGGCGCACATGACCGCTTTCCGCCTGGGGAGCAATTACAGCGACAGCACGGTGCACCTGGGTGAGCACGCCTACCCGATCCAGTCGATCATCCGCGACCTGAACCCCGACCCGTCGAACCCATGGCTCGGGCAGTCGATCGTGGCGGCGGCGGCGCAGACGGTGAACCTCGAAGAGCAGATGAAGACGGTCAACGAGATGCTCATGAAGAACGGGGCACGACCGAGCGTGGTGTTCCAGACCAACGAGCAGCTCGACGACTCGGTGTACGAGCGCTGGAAAAAGCAGTTCTTCGACGACTACACGGGCGTCATGAACAGCGGCAAGCCGCTCTTGATCGAGGCAGGCTCGGTGGTGCAGAACATGCTGTCACCGCGTGACCTGGACTACCTGGCCAGCCGCCGCTTCAGTCGCGACGAGATCCTGGCGATGTTCCGTTTGTCACCCGGCATGATCGGGCTGGTCGAGAACGTCAACCGCGCCAACCTCGAAGCCGGCTTCTACGTCAACGCCGTGGTGAACATCGTGCCGCGGGTCCGCCAGTTCGTGCGCCAGGTCAACGCGTCGCTCGTCGGTATCTATGATCCGTCACTTGAGCTCGATTTCGTGAACCCCGTACCGGAAGACGCCGATGCCAAGCGCGCGTACGTCGAAGGCGCGACGGACAAGTTCATCACCAAGGACGAAGCGCGTGCGATGTATGGGCTCAAGCCGCTGCCGGATGGACTGGGTGAACACATCATCGTGACCGGCAACGCCGTTATGTCGCTGGAGGATGTGCTGGCCGAGAAACCGCCAGTTGCACCTATGGCGGAGTCGGAGGACGAGCCACCGGAGGACAAACCCGGGAAGAAGCCACCAAGAGACGAATTGCCTGAGGACGAAGATGACCCCGATGATGATGACGAGCCCGCCAAGGCCATAGTTGCCAAGCCCCCTGGGCCGAGTTGGGCCGAGTTGCGTAAGTCGCTGAAGCTCGACGAGACCAAGGCGAAGGTGGAAGAGCATGTGCGCGAGTTGCGCGACGTGCGCGGCAACACGAAGGCCAAGGCGTACACCGAGCGAGCGTCGGTCTACGAGGAACACCTGATGCGGGCGACACGTGAGCAGTTCGACGCCCAGAAGCGTGAGTTGCTGACTCGGCTGGATCAGCTGCAACGACCGACCAAGGGCTATACCCGCAAGGACTGGCTGAACGACCTGGTTGACTGGGGTGGCTTTGACGGCAAGATGGCCACCGCGATCGAGCCGATACTGCGCCTGGTACTGAACGACACCGGCCGATCGGCCACCGGTGAGCTCGGCCGCGACCCCTCCCAGTTCAACCCCTATGCTGACGCGATCCAGCAGTACGTCAAGTCTCGCTCCGTCAAGATCGCCAAGGACGTCGACGATGAGACCGAAAAGCAACTGCGGGCTGCCCTCTCGCAGGGCATGCAGGCTGGTGCGACGTCGAGCGAGGTGAGCGCCAGTATCGAGAACATCATGGGCAACGCGTCCACCGTGCGTGCTGATCGCATCGCACGGACGGAAACCGCTAGGGCGCAGTCATATGCCGATGAACAAGCATGGGCACAAAGCGAGGTCGTCGAAGGTAAGGAGTGGTTCACGGCGGAAGATCACGTATGCGCGTTCTGCGAAGAGATGGACGGCAAGATCGTTGACCTGCACCAGAACTTCTTTGACAAGGGCGACGTGCAGACCGTCGACACCGTTGGAAAAGATGGGGAGCCGAAGGTTGCGAAGCTGGATTTGAGCTACGACGACATCATTGGGCCAAGTTTGCATCCGAACTGCCGCTGCACGCTTCTGCCCGTGCTCCAATCGAACTAAGCGTTCGTCGGCTTACTCAGCACAATTATCATTGTATTTATAACCGTGTTGTTTTATATTCCGCGTATAAAGCTATGAGCAAGACGCAGAACAAACGACTCAAACTGTTCAACCTCGACATCAAGTCGGTGGATGAAGAGAAACGCCAGATCACGTTCTGCTTCAGTGACGATAAGGAAGACCGTCAGGGCGAAGTCGTCGATCAGGCGAGCTGGCAGACCGACAACTACATGGCCAACCCGGTCATCCTGTGGGGTCACGACCCGAGTGAGCCGGAAAACGTTCTGGGCCAGGGCGTCAAGCTTGATCTGAACAACAACGGGCGTAGCTACATCACCGCTCAGTTCGACGACGACGACGTCAACCCTCGCGCCGGCATGATCTTCAAGCAGCTGCTGCGACGCACGCTCCGCTGCGTATCCGCCGGGTTCATCAACCACAGCTGGGAGGTCGAAGAAGACGTCCCCATCCTGCGTGACAACGAGTTGCTCGAAGTCAGCATCGTTCCAATCCCGGCGAACCCCCGCGCGATCGCCCTGGCGCTCAAAGACGGTGGGCTGACCACCAAGGACGCCCGCTGGATGATGGACAGCATGCGCAAGGAGGCCGATCAGCTGGAAGCGCAACTGAAGCATGACAATAACGAATCAGGAGAATCCATGGACGAACTCAAGACCCAAATCGCAGCACTCACCGACACCATCGGCAAGATCGCCGAATCAGTCAACAGTGTGAGCGAGCAGAACGCCGCCATCGTGGCCAAGTTCGAAGCCGACGAAGCCGCTCGCGCGGAGGCTGAGAAGCAAGCGACCGAGAAGGCAGAGGCAGACGCCAAAGCCGCTGCGGAGAAAGAAGCCGCAGACAAGGCCGAGGCCGACAAGAAGGCCGCAGAAGAGAAGGCTGAGGCGGAACGTGTTGCGGCTGAGGAAGCGGAGAAGAAACGACTCGAGGAAGAAGAGGCAGCTAAGGGCGGCAGTGATGACCAGCCCGGTGCTGACACGGACGAGTTCGATGAAGACGCTGAGCTCACCGACGAAGAAAAGGCGCAGATCGACCGAGAGCTTGAAGAAGCACTCGCAAACTAACAACAACCCGGCTTAACAGACTACACCGAACGCACCTAGTGGAAGGAGGTGATGTTAGCCATAACTACATATCCCTAAAGGGGGTGATATGACAAAACGTAAAGATTATATAGACGCTCGACTCAAAGAGCTGCAAAAAGAAAAAGCCAAAGACAACACCACGACCTACCAGAGCGTACGCAAGAACGAGTCCAACGAGGACGCACAGCTTGCGAGCGCATTCTACAAAGCATTGGCCAGTCGCGACGGCACACAACGCGACGAGGTAAACGCCCAGGTCTCGAAGCAGTACGAATCCAAAGGCCAAGTCATCGGTACTCCCGGTGCGGGTACCGCCGGCGGAATCCTGGTTCCAACCACTGTCGCCGACAGCATCATCACGCAGATGCTCTACGTGTCACCGATCCGCCAAATCTCGAAAGTCATCTCGAACATGCCGGCACAGCTACAACTGCCAAGTGAGGCGTCAGTCGTCCAGGCGTACTGGGTTGCCGAAGCCGGCGCGATCACGGCGTCGCAAGAAGTATTCGCACCGAACGTGCTGACTCCATACGAAGTGGCCGGCCTCGACACGTTCTCAAACCAGGTGCTCCAAGACGCGGCAGTCGTGCCTGACCTCCAGACGTGGGTCGAGCAACGCTTCGCGCTCGCTCTGGCCTTGCAAGAGAACCAGGCGTTCACCAACGGCACGGGGAGCGGTCAGCCATACGGCTTCCGTAGCTCGTACATCACACCGACCGCAGTCGCACAAGCCGGCGCAACTGTCAGCTACAGCGATGTGACCAAGCTGATGTTCGCACTCGGCACCGCCTACCGCAGCAACGCTGTCTTCGTGACTTCGAGCGCTGGGGCATTGGCATTGACCAACCTCCGAGACACGCAGGGTCGTCCGATCTGGCGCGACGGACTGGCGAACGGCAATCCACCAACGTTGCTCGGCCGTCCGGTCTACATCGTCGACGAGATCCCATCGAACTTGGGCGCGGGTACGAACGCGACCGAGCTGTGGTTCGGCACCTTCGGGCAGAACTACATCATCGGTGACCGTCAAGGCCTGTCGATCGACTACGGCACGAACGCCAACGACTTCGCGACCAACCAGATCAGCTTGCGCGTCGTGAAACGCGTCGCCGGTATGCCGATCCTGAGCCAGGCATTCGCGAAACTTTCTGGCGTGATCGCCAGCTAATTGAGGAAGGAGAATAGAACATGGCAAAGACAATTACACTACTCGCTGATGTCTGGGGCTACGGTTGCCTCGGTGACGTCATCGCCGTCGACAGTGATCAGTTCGACCACCTGAAGAAGCTGCAAGATCGCAGCCCTGAGGGCGTCAAGCTGTACAAGGAAGGCGAACACACGGACGTTGACCACCCGGTCACGGCCGAGGAAGCCGCCCGCGAGGCAAGCAGAAACAATGAGCCAGCTCACGTAGCTGACGTTGACCTGACTAAGACCGAAACCGACAACGTCGATGTTCCGGTCGCTCCGCAAGCGGTCGTCGACCCTGCACCTGCTGCCGACAAACCAGCAGCTACCGCGAAGAAAAAATAACACGCAACACAAAGTTACTTGCACCGCGCTTTCAAAGGCGCGGTGTTTGTTTTATATTAACCACATCAATGAGCAGTATTATTTCCGTCGAAGACCTCAACACCTATGCGGGCAAACAGCTCTCCGACGGTATTGCTGCTCAAGCGGTCAACGCTGCCAACCAATACGTCGAGACGGTGACCCACCGGGTGTGGGGCGAGACACGGACCGTCACGAATGAGCGCTACGACCTGAGCACGTCCCTGTGGCTCCGTCAGATGGACGTGGTGAGCGTCGATGGGCTGACGTTCGGCCGGCCCGGCACACCGCAGAGCACTGTTGACCAGAGTGCCTGGTACTACGAGGGAGCCGGCCGGATTAACCTGTTGGGCTACGGCGCGTCAGGCGGCTATGGCCCCGGCTACGTCGGGGTGAGTTACACCTACGGCGTCGCCGAGGTGCCCGACGACCTGGTGCAGGCGACGCTCGCGATCGCGATCGGCCTTTACAACTACGCCTCCGCTGGTGGGCGCGACATCGTGGCCACGTCCATTGATTCGTACCGGGTTCAGTACGCCGGCTCGGTTCGCAGCAGCGGGCTCGGTGGGGCGGCACCGACCAGTCAGAACGACCTGAACATGTCAGTCATCAAGAGCTACGCCAAGAGGCACCTCTGATGGACAACACCATGTTCAAAGACAGCTGCGATATCTGGCGCAACCAACGCGTCAGCTCGAGCCAGCGTGCCAAGACGTTGCTTACGTCCGACGTTGACTGTCTGTTCATCGCTGCCAACGCCGAACGATCGATCCGCAACAGCTGGGAGGTGGGCAAGACGTTTCGGGTCTACTTCCCTCCGGATATCGACGTGCGTGAAGGTGACTCATTGAAGCAAGGCGACGACACCTTCGCGGTCACGTCAGTCAGCCCCTTCGTCGGCTTCGGGCCGGTAAGTCATCAGGCGGTCGTAGCGTCGCGGGAGAGCCGCTGATGGACGCAGTGCAGTTCAACATCAAGATCGATCAGCAACAGGTCGCAGACCTGTTCAGACGCGCTCCAGCAGCGGCAGTGGCGCGGTTCAGCAAGATGACACTGCGCAATGCGATCCGAATCCAACGCGAAATGCGCGAGAGAGCGGGTGTCGGCGTGACGGGAGACCTGCGTCGCTCAGTCACATACACGATCGACACGCATGGACTCTCAGCAGAAATCCGCCCGACGGCGTCGTACGCCGAAGCCGTGGAGTGGGGGAGTCCACCGCGACATGTCAGCGCGGCACCGGGAACGCCACTCGCCCGCTGGGCGGATCAGAAGGGGTTGAATCCGTACGCCGTGCAAGCGTCGATCGCGGCCAAGGGGACGGTGGCGCACCCATTCATCCGACCGACCTACGACGCGATGCGCCCAGTGGTTGAGCGCGACATGGCCGATGACGTCGCGGCGTTCGTGCGGGAGATGAACAATGGCCGCGTTTAAGGGCAAGAGTCGCCAGATCAGAGACGCCCTCATGGTGGTCATGAGCGACATCACCATTGACCGTGACGGCAACGGCGAGACGCCGGCGTTCCATCACGTCACCGCCTCGACCAAGACTGTGTTCGATGGGGTGCCGGTATGCCAGGTGCTGCCGAACGATTACCCGACCGATCCCGGCTCGGTGGCGCAGCAAGATCGCACGGTGAACTTCGTGCTGCGCGTGTATGTGCCGCTCGACGGGAACGACGTTGACCAGGAAACCACCGACTGGCTGTACGACCTGACCGACAAGATGATCGACGCGATCGCCATCGGCGACGTGACGAGCGCGCTGCATACTGCCGACCCTCAATTGAATACGTTGCTGCTCGATTCACGACGTGCGACATGGTCGACGCTATCGACGACGGCAGGAGTAATGCTGGCGTGCGACGTCGATGTAGAAGTTCGCTATTCAAAAGATTTATATTAGGTGTTAAATTATCGCTATGAATAGCAATAAAAGCGCAGACGAGAACTCAAAGAAAGACGTCGCCGATCAGGTCATTGCCAAGAAGAAACACTACTTCTTCCCGGACAGTGGTCACAGCGTCGAGGCGGAGTCATCAGAGGAGGCACTCAAGAAGCTGAAGAAGAAAGAGCAAGAGGAAGTAGATGCCGCCAAATGATCCGTTTCTAGGTCGCAGAGTATCAATTGGTTTTGGAGTCGAGACCACACCGGGCACATCGGTTGCCCCTAGCTTCTTCTTCAAGCACTTGTCGCTGGACTTTCAGCGTCGCAAGACGAACATCAAGAATGAGAGCGCAATGGGGCGCAACGAGAAGTACAACGACAGCGCTGACGTCGCGTTCTGGGCAGACGGCAAGTTCGAAGGCAAGGTCGGCGACATCAGCATCGGCTACATCCTGGCCAATGTCATTGGTGCACCAGTCACCACCGCCAATGCGGACGCCTCGGGAACGGTCAAGAATCACACCTTCGACATCAGTTCGACGGTCTTACCACCAGCGCTGACGACCACCCGTATTGATCCCAAGACGAACCGTCGTCACGCCATGAGCTACATCTCGGACGTCGAGATCAAGATCGAGACTGGTGGTTGGCTGACCGTCAGCGGCAAGATCTCAGCCAAGAAGGGAGCGACCGGCACCGACACTCGCAGCTTTGTCTATGAGCGCGAGTTCACGAGCACGCACGTGTTCGCCAAGCTGGCGAACAACGTCGCGGGCCTCGCAGCCGCGTCAGAAGTCGACGTCAAGACGATCACCATCAAGTTGGTTCGACCTGTCGATCCGTACATACCGCTGCACGCAAGCGAACCAGCCTCGTTCGACCTCGGTGAGTTCGAGATCAGCAGCGAAGTCGTGCTGCGCTACCGCAACACCACCTACGAAGACCTCTGGTACAACAACACAATCCAGGCGTTCCAGGTGACGGCCAGCAACACCGACGTCACCATCGGCACGGCTACCAACCCGACGTTGACCTTTACCGTCCCGCGGGCGCGCGTGAATGACTTCGGCATGAATACCGACCTTGGCAACTACGTCGAGCAGACGCTCACCATTGACGGCGAGCTGGATACGGTCGCCGGCTACCTCGTACGTGCTGTGCTGACGAACACGCAGACGGGATACACCGCGTAATGGTCCGCGTCGTAGCGAACAAGAAGATCGACCTGACCGGGCTCTACGAGGGCTGGGGAAATGATTGCTATGCGGTCGTACGTCCCTGCACTACAGAGGAAGTCAAAGGCTTCTTCACCCGTGCCCAAGCCAAGGACGCCAACGGTGACGTGTTGCAAGACGACCTCATTCGCGAGCATTTCGTCAGCTGTCGGGGCCTGGTGGTCGACGATGACGGTAAGGAATCGGTTGGCGACCTGACTGTGGACGACGTCGTCGAGCTGCCGGATTTGAGTGACAAGATCGCCGCGGCCTGCATAAGGAGCGACCTCGACCCAAAAGCGTTACGCGAAGCGGCGCTGAGCTCGATGCAATCTATTGGCGACGAGAAAAGTACCGCGACGCGATAGTCCACGAGATGAGCGCGAACATTCCGCACGATGTCGAGATGGACATCATGTTAGTGCGTTACGCCGATAAGCGTGGCATATCTTACAACGAGGCGGCCGCCGACCCATTTCAAGAGATAGAGCGCGCGTTCTTCGTATGGTCGCTCGACGCCGAGCGTGATAAATTGAACGCAGATCGACAGGCGGCCCAGTCGCAATAGTCATCGGCATAACTCCATATGGCAAACATAATCTCAATCCTGCTACAGACCAAAGATGAGACCTCAGGGGTCTTTGGCAAGGTTGCCAGCAATATCACCGGCTCCGTGGGCACGATGGCCCGCAGCGTTCAGACCGGGATGAACCAAGCCGCGGTCGCGTTGGGCGCACTCGGCGTCGGGCTGACCGCGTTCGAGAAGCAGAGCATCGACTACACCTCGCAGCTCGTGGCGTCGGCCCGAGCACTGTCGCGTCAAAGCGGTGACACCATCGAAGACAGCTCAAAGCTGATCTACGTCTTCCAACGTATGGGCATGGGTGCCGACCAAGCCTCAGTACCACTTCGCATGTTGGCCAAACAGATCGCCGAGAACAGCGACGAGCTCAAAGACATGCACATCAACACCCAGAATGCGGACGGCTCGACGCGTTCCTTGTCTTCGGTGTTGTTCGACGTCGCTGACAAGTTCAAAGACATGCCTAACGGTGTCGACAAGACCAACGCGGCATTGAAGCTCTTCGGCCGTCAGGGCACCGACATGATCAAGGTGCTCAACCTGGGTAGTGACGGAATCCGACAGTTGGAGGATCAAGCAGCCAAGCTCGGACTAACGATTACGGACAAGACCGCGGGGGCGATCGCGACATATATTCAGTCGCAGAAGGATCTAACCGACAGCGCCAACGGGCTCAAGGTTCAGGTCGGCACCCTCACCGCTCCGGTATTGACTCGGTTCAACGAGACGATCCTCATGGTCGCGCAACGGGTACTGGACGCCAACACTCCGCTGGGCAAGATGGCAGTTTACTTCGCGGCGTTCGGTGGTCCCGTCGCAACCGCTGCTGGTGGCCTGCTCGGCTTCATGGCCAACGTCTTCACGATCAGCTCAGGGCTCGGACTGTTCGCGACCGCCATTCTCGGAGTGACCGGGCTGATCGCCGGTGGTGGCGGCTTGCTCTATGCGTTCGGCAACCTGCTGGGCCTGAACTTCGCGCCCCTGGAGTCATCAAGCAAGCGGCTGTTCGATCAGCTGATCACCTCGACGAACGATTCGATCACTCACATCAACGACCTCGCCAAGACGCCAGGCTGGGAGAAGCCCAAGTCCGCGGCCGACAGCACGATTGGTCAGGTGGCCCGGTACATGGATCGCACCTCGGACGCTCTCAAGAGTGGCGGGTTCAAGGGTGCTATCGACATGATCGGGAACGATCTTCGCGGCCTCGACATCAACGGCATCCTCGGTTCCTGGATCGACAAGTTCGCGAGTTTCCCGTGGGAACAACACACGGAGAACATCACCAATGGCATCGTGCGGATGCTTGGGGCGATGGCGGCCAACACTGATGCGCTGGTCGCCAAATCGACACCGTCACTGATCAAGATCGCGGAAGGACTGATAAGCGGTTTTATCCAGGGCATCTTCAACTACGCCGTCCAGAACCCCCTTGACTTCGCCTTGTTACTCATATCGCTCGGCTTCATGCCTGCCAAAGTTGTCGGAGCTCTAGGAGGTGTACTCGCGAAGATTCCGATCGCCGGGCCGATTGGCGACTGGATACTCGTCTCACTCAAGGCGGTAGGTGACTTCGTCACGGCCCCTATCAAGGGCTTCTTCGCCGGCGTCGGTGACGTAATGGTCAAGGGCATCAAGATTGGTTGGGACGGAGGGGTCGCATGGCTCAAAGGCATCGTCGAAGGAGGACTTGGAGGCATACGAAACTCGGTGCTGGGCATGTTCGACTTCGTCAAGGGCTTCAACTGGGGTGCAGCAATATCGGGTTCGGCCAAGGGGATCGGCAACGCGCTCATCGCGCTCCTGGAGGGTGGAATCAACGGCGCGCTCAAGAGCCTGCCGGGCTCACCAAAGATCTCCATCCCGCGCTTCGCCCGCGGCACGGACTTCACACCTGGCGGCACGTTCCTCGCCGGTGAGGAAGGACCGGAGCTCATCAGGGCTCCGCGGGGCTCGACCGTCTACACGGCGAGTGAGACACGACGCATGCTGTCAGACGGTGGAAGTGGCGGCGGCAACGCCTCGCTCAGCATCGCAAACCTGCACGTGCACAACGAACTGGACGTTCAGCGATTTCTCGCTGATATCGGGTGGAGGTTGGCACTGCCATGATCGTCACCCTGAACGGCCTGACTTTGAACGACCCAAACAGCGGGCTTGGCATCTACCTCGACGAGCCGATCGATGGGCTTGGCCTCGCGCCCATTCGTACCAGTACCGGCACCTACAGTGGACGCGACGGCGGGTATGTCGGCGCGCAGTTCTACGGCATGCGACTCATTACCTTCACCGGGAGTCTGTTCAGTTCGGCGGGTGCTGCCGGCGTCGAAGCCAACCGGCGGGCACTGATCGCGGCCGCGTCCGCATCAGCCATCGCCCTCACGATCGTGACCAAGGCGGGCAACTCCTACCTGATCAACTGCTACATCGACTCGCTCGATATCCCGGTGCGCAAGTCCATCAACTACGCCCCATTCAAGCTGACACTCATTGCCCCTGACCCGACCATCTACGACAACTCAACTGGCGGGGCGAACACAGCTACGGTCAACTTGTCCATCGGGGGCGGCGTGACGTGGCCGATTGCCTGGACACCAGTCGTCTGGGCACCGGGAGCGCAACCGACCACGATCAACAACACCGGCACCGTCCCCACCTATCCGGTCATCACGCTCACCAACCAAATGAGCAGCCCGATGATCATGAACAAGACCACGGGGCAGTTCTTCACGCTCAGCGGCCTCACGACGGCCGCTGGGGACATTGTCGTCATCGACATGAAGAACAGGACGGTTCTGCTCAACGGCGGCTCGATACTGCCTTACATGACGTCTGCCAGCACCTGGTGGTCGCTTGTTCCCGGCAACAACAGCGTCGCCTTGAGCACGAATAACAGCACTGACACCGTCGTGGCCACCGTCTCCTATCGGACGGGGTACCAGGGGATCTGAATGGACTTCGGTTCACCCCGCTTGTACGAGATCGAGCTGTGGAGCCCCAGCGGCAGCCGCATCGCTGACATCAGCCAGTTGTGCGTCAATCGGCGCTACACGTTGCAGCGCAACGAGGCCGAGACGCTCACCTTCAGTGTCGGTCTGTTCAAGTTTGAAAGCTTCTGTGCCAAGCACCTCGGCGGAGTCGATCCCGCGACGCTGCTTGCGCCCTACGTCACCGACGTCAAGGTCAAGCGAGCGGGCCAGTACCTGTTTGGAGTTCAAGTGGTCGACGTGTCGTTCACGATGTCGGCCGACTCAAGTTCACCCGGGCAGGGTGGCAGGGGGACGGACTTTATGGTCAACATCACCTGCACCGGCTACCTCAACCTCTTCAAGGATCGCTACACATCGAACCTGTACACGCAGGTCGAGCGAACGGCGATCGCCACCGACCTCATCACCACCACGCAGGCACAGACCAATGGCAGCGTCGGAGTCACGGTACCCGCAGGCCAATACGCCACGGGGTTGCTGACCGACCGGACATACCAGCGCGACAACATCAAGCTGAAGATCCAGGAGTTGGCGGCGCTGTCGGACTCCCCGTTTGACTTCGCCTTCACCTGGGACAAGCAGTTCAAGACCTACCAGAAGCTCGGAGCCAGACGGCAAGACCTGAACTTCATCTATGGCGGCCCGCTCGGCAACGTCGCCGGCTTCACCATGTCGCGCAGCGGTATCAACCTGTTCAACAAGGTCTATGGCATCGGCTCGGGGTACGGAACCGACCAGCTGACCAGCACGCAAGGGGACACGGCCAGTCAGCTCAACTACTACCTGCGCGAAACCATCTCGCAGTTCAACAGTGTCGTGCTGCAACCGACACTCGACCAGAACACCATGACGGCCCTGAGCCTGGCCAAGGATGTACTGGAGCTGCCAAAGGTGACCATCACCGGCCAGATGGTCGGCAAGAACTTCCTGAGTATCGGCGACCGGATCCCGCTGCAGGTGCAGGCCCACAGCTGGCTCAAGAGCGTCAGCGGGCTCTACCGCATCGAGCAGATGGACGTGTCCATAGATGAGAACGACTTCGAGCGCGAGATCGTGTTGACCTTCGACAACTACGGAGTCAATCAGAGTGAATAGGCTGGGCGGCACCATCGACAACATGGCGGCCACCGTCATCGGTGACATCTCGACAAACATCGAGACGCTGCGCAGCCGACAGCCGGTGGGGCGGGCGCTGGTAAAGCGTTCGTTCATCTCTCAGACCGCCAACGCGTTTGATGTCAACGGGTATTCGGTCCCCGCCAACCAAGCAGCGTTCTTCTACCTGCTGTTCACGGGCAACAACACCCAGGCGTTCCCCTACGGGGTGCCCTACGTCGCGGTCTACAACGGTGGCACCGACTCGGCACATCGGCTATCGGACTACTTGCAGGTCGACTCAACCGGCACGGGCTACTCGTGGGAAATTAACGGCACCTACTTCGGTCCGAACAAGGTCGGCTGGATCATCGCCATCGAGGCCGGCAGCAGCGGGGCGACGGTCTACATGAAGGTACGAACCATGACGACGTGCCCGGGCGGGTGGACGATGACATGGTGAAGACTCGCGTCGGCTTACTTCCGGAGAACCAACTGGTCGAGACCGTCAACACGATGGCGGACAACCTGCGCGAGCTCCGCACCTCCACCCAGTTCGTCGAGGCCAAGCTCTACGAGTACTCGAGCGCGGGTACCTACGACATGACGGGAACGCTGAGCTCATCGTCGGGATCGAACCAAACGTTGGCCCTGTTGATCGTCACCGCCACTTCAGTCGACAACGGCACGTTCTTGTCCACGTTCACGCCTGAGCTATGGATCCCGAACCTATCGACGCCTTACATCGACAAGCTCAACACCGACTATCTGGTGACCTTCAACCAGATCATCACTGACGACCCCACGAAGACGCAGTACTGGCTGTCCATCAGCGCACGCAAGGCGGTGAGCAGCCAGTCGTTCTACTTCAAGGCACACATCTACAGCACGGTGCCGATGACGGTGACGTTCGAGAGGAACCTATGAGCCGCCTCGGTCGACAAAGCGGAAGCGCGTTAGTGCAAACCATCTCGGATCTGCAGACCGCCACCGACGAAGCCCGCTCGAAGAACCAACCCTTCGGGGCGAACACCGTGCGTACGTACCGCCTGTACAACACGACCAGCAACAACGACATCAACCTGATGAACCTCACCACCTCCACGCCGCAGTGCGTTGAGTTCACCGTGACGCCGAAGGGCAAGGTGTTGAATCCAACTATCGTGTTCGACTTCGGCTTTCAGTACACGACCGTGTCCGGCACGGGGACGCTCTACTCCACCCATGCGCCGCTCGTGCCAGTGAACGGCGTTCAGAAGTTTCGGCTCTACCTGATCGCGTCGCCAGGCGCATCCTTCCCCGACCTGTCGATCGCCGCGTCTTTCTGGACCATCTCGGACGGGACGTACACCGTCGAGCAGGTCGCCGTCTAATTCGGTCTATCAAATTCGCGCACGTTGTTTTATATTGCGGACATAAACGTAAATAGGAACTAACCACTTTGGCGAAAATCGTTCAGAACTACGGGGGCGGAACAACCGACGAGTACGGGACGATGCTGGCGTTCGATCGCGCCATGTCGGGGAACATCATCCAGGGCCTGAACGTCGTCGCCAACAGCTCGCCAAACATGACCGTGGTGGTGCAACCCGGCGTCGGACTGATCCCGACAGGTACTAGCCCCAGCAACTACAACTACCGCGTTGGTATCGACACCTCAGGTGGAGAGTCGGTCACCATCGCCACCGCGGCGGCGTCTCCGCGGATCGATTACGTGGTCATGTACGTCGACAAGGGCGTCAGTGGCTCGACGTCCGGCTCCTACGTCAACAACACCAACAACGTGCTCAAGCTGGCTTCGGTCGCCGGCACGCCAGCTGGTTCGCCAAATCCACCGACAGTGAGCCAGATACAAAGCACTATCGGCTCAACGAACCCGTACGTGGTCCTGGCGCAGGTGGCCGTCGCTGCCAGCGTCACATCAATCACGAACCCGAACATCACCGACCTGCGGGTATTTTCTGCACCGGCAATGGTCAAGGCCATGACGCGACCCTCGTACGTGGACAGTGGGTGCCTCTGGTCGGCGACCTCGGGCCTGAACGCGTCGATGACTGCGGGAACGGTCTATCTGAACGTCGCTGGAACGTTCGTCCCTGTGGTGCTCTCCGCAGTGTCGTCGCAGACCTTCACTGCAAGCCAGGACACGTACGTGTACGCCAACTTGGCAGGCACGTTGGGCTACTTGCCGGTAGCGAACGGGGGTGCATTGCCGACAGTTCCTGCGAACAGCATCTGGTTGGCGAAGATCGTGACGGGCGGCAGTGCCGTCACCGGCGTTGCAGACTTGCGGCTAACTGCACCCGTTGCAGCAAACCCTTTCAAATTCGCCGTCTTCCGAAACGCTTCGTATGCGTTCCCATCGGGGACAGCCACGAAGATCCCATTCGACAGCAAAACCTTCGATACCGGATCCAACTTCGATGCGATCACGAGTTACCGATTCGTCGCGCCAGCAACTGGTTACTACCAGTTCAGCGGTGCCATTGAGATGACGGTTTTGGCGAATACGCACATGTTTGTGTCGATCTACAGGAATGGTGTCGAGTACTATCGGGGTCATGAGGGTCCGTCGACTCAGGGGTCAAATTCAAATTCTACGCGGACGGTATCACCACCGCTCATTTCCTTGAGTATTGGCGACTACGTCGAACTATATGGATTCCAGAATCAGGGAAGCAACGCTACGACTGGCACCGGACAGTTTGCGACTTACTTCGGGGGATATCTCGTTTCGACGAGCTAGGAGCTGAGAATGACGCAGCGTGAGCAAGAAAAATGGATCATAATCCACAGTCGCGAATTGCCGACAACAGCCATAGTCGAGCGATTGGCTTCATGTCTCATTTTTAGCCGGAAGACCAGGCATGGCGGATCGTGATGAGAGAGCTAAAGAGATCACACAAATCGTGTGCATCATTGCGGTGGTCGTCTTGGCCTGGGTTGATGCCCAGCCAAGCTTCGACGTGCCACAAGTGGCGTACTGGATTTTGGGTGGGATCGCGTTGGGTGTCCGTGACATCAGGAAGTTGTTAGGGGGTGGTGATGAGAGGACATAGACTCCTGGCAGTGAACACACTCGGGTACATCGCTGCGGTACCCAGGGCGATCATTGAACGGTTGCCGCAGATCGCCGTCGCTACGGTGTCACTAGCTTTGATCTGGTTCAGCGTCTCGTACGTGCTCGCCGAGGTCGACAAGAGAAACGTCGTCAACGCGCCGTCGTCAAACTTCCTGAACTACACCAGCGCCATAGTCAACAACTCACGCGAGGGTGAAGACATCACGTACACCCTTTGCCGCGACCACGATCAGAACTACCCGGTGACGGGTGTGCGCTCTGTCTTCGCCATACCGGAGGGAAAGACGGACAAGGACCGCATCTTCCTCTACAACAAAAGCATCCAGGGAGTCGTTAACGACAAGTGCCAGTCCTACCTCATCAAAGACTCCGAGCACCACTTCACGCCGGGCCGCTACCAGTTGACGCTGAACCTATCCTTCAAGGTCAAGTACGACATCGAGAAGTCGGCATACTTCAAGACCAACATCTTCACCGTTTATCCCCAACCGGTGGGAAGCAGTGACCTGCAGGGGCAGATCAAGGCGCTCACGCAGCGGGTTGAGGCGCTGGAGCGGCGACTTGGCGTCACTGTGACGGCAACGCCGGGTGCAGGACAGGCAAGTGCACCGGCGTCAGGCGAGACGGAACCTGTTCATCAGAACACGGCGACCGAACCGGTGACGAGTGCGTCACCAAGTGCCTCACCGACCACGCCAGCGCAGTCACAGGCGCAGGGTGTCCCGATCATCACGCCGCTGATAGATGGGGTCAACGGACTTCTCAAGGGGTTCGGGCTATGAGCTGGCAGCAGGTCATAGCACCAAACCCGATCATCGCGTGTATGCCCGGATGGTGCCTGACGTATGTGCAAACGGCCTTCCGCGCGCCCTGGGCTGGGTCATCAGCCACTGACGCGTGGAACCGAGCGCGCAGCAAGCATGGTGATGCCAACTTTCCCGATGGGGTGGCGGTCCCGGTGTACTTCGCAATGGCAGGTGTCGCAGACGGGCACATTGTGATTCGCGAGCCGGACGGCAGCATCTACTCGACGTCCCACCCGACGGCAAATACGCCCGTTCATCATTCGAGCCTGCAGGCGCTCTACTCGTATTACGGGGGACGGCTCACGCTGCGGGGATGGAGCGAAGATTTAAACGGTTTCTACGTAATCAGTCAGGAACCACAGAAAGGAGATGTTATGGATAGAAACGATGTTGTGGCACTGTACCGCGCGGTACTGCACAGGGAGCCTGAGAGCGACGCGGCAATCAACTCGCTGGTTGGCTTGAAGGCCGACGCGGCGCTGAATGCGGTCAGGAACTCGGGGGAGTGGCGCGGTCAAGATCAGGCGCTTAAGGCTGTACCTGCTGGAGACGATGAAGTCCTCGCGCAGTTGAATGCCTTAAAGGGCGCGATCAAGGCCGTAGCGTCCGCCGTGCAGTAAATAAGGTAATTCTTGGAGGTCATATGGATATATTTACACAAGCAACAGCATTAAGCGCGGCAGCCGTGCTGATCATCACTGAGCTGCTTAAACTCGTGCCGGTGGAGTTCACCAGCAAGTACCCCGCGTGGGTGAATGGAATCCTGTCAACCATCGCGGCGATCATCGTGGTAAAGCCCAGCTTCGACGTAGCGGACGTCGCCGGTACGGCTGGCACCGCGCTGCTCATCGCCGTGGTCGCGGCGGTATCGTATAACCAGTTCGCGAGCAAGCTGGTTAATACGACTACCGGAACCGTCGGTTAGCACCCCCTCAGCTTCGTGAGAGCCACTGTGAGCGCCGTGACTATAGATCGGCGCTCTTTGTGCATGTAGGGCTGGTTCGGCTGTCACGACGGCTCTAAACGCGTCATATGCTACTGTCGATTTGAGTCTAAGAACAAAAAGGGGCAATC